AAGAACAAGACGCTGCGACGGCATTTTTAGTAAGAAACTCACCTCTCCACTTGCTACCGAGGGCATCACAGTTGTCAGCGATGTACTTCAATCCATTCGCATTGATAATCTCCATGAACTTGTCAAAATCATAGGGATTTCCAAGAACAGGAGAAGAAAAAGCGGCCACAGTCCTGTCTGATATTTTCTCCTCGACCTGTGACAGATCCCAATTGAGATCTTCCATATTAATATCTACAAATACTGGTTTCAATCCATTCTGAATGATGGGATTGATAGTGGTAGGGAACCCACATGCACATACAATTATTTCATCTCCATCTTTCCAACCAAAATATTTTTGAGTGCAGCAATCATCACAAGATTAGCAGACGATCCACTGTTTACCATAACAGAGTGATCAAACTCAAATTGCTTTGAGAATGCACGTTCAAACTTATTGACATTCTCACCTGCAGGTAACCACTTGCCTGTCAGAATAGCAGTAATTGCAGCAGTTGGTTCTTGGTCATCCCAGTAAGGACCAGAGTATAATATCTGATCACCAGGTTTCCATTTTGCATTGGGTATATATGGAAATAATTTATACCCCTGTGCTTCAAGATTGAGAATAAAATTTCCGACCTGATCTTCTACTGAATACATAAGTCTTTGACAATAAATTCATTAGTAACGTGTTGTTGAAATCCAAGAGATTTCAATTTGGTAGTGTCTAACCAAAAATGTTGAGTCTGTACATTATTATGAAACTCAGGTGGATCAATGTTTATAATCTCACCACGAGATCTTGTAAAATGTTTAGCGAGTTCAACAATCTCACTAACCTTTGTGGGTTTACCAGACCCTATGTTGTATATTTGATCTAACTCGCCCTTATCCATGACAAGTTTGATCGCTCTACAGACATCATCTACATGCATTATATCACGACAATGTGATCCGTGATCATATACTTTGATATCTCTATCTGCCTTGAGTTCGTTGACCATCCATTGAATAGCATTCTTCTTTCTACTTGCATTAGTATCACCATCACCTAAGACATTACATAATCTAAGTATTCTATATCTCATTCCTGTCGTTTGAGCGAAAGAAATGATAAGATCCTCTGCACACTTCTTGGTAATAGAATAAAATCCTGTTGGGTTGCATAACGATACTTCGGATGCTGGAACACTTCCCCCCTTTCCATAGACAAACCAAGATGATACAAAGTTGAATGTAATATCTTTCGTTCTGCAGTAGTCAAGGGTTTCACACAGGACTCGTAAATTAGTATCGACATCTCTAGTGATCTCATCATGGACATGATAATTGTGAGTAGTTGAAATCATGTACAAAATATTATTATGAAGAGGTACTCTCTCTTCTCTATCTTGTACTTCTACTTCTGAATTGTACATGTGTTTAAAGTTTCTGCCAATGAAACCGCAACCATATAAGGAAATCATGATAGTAAATCTAAGTAATGTGTAACAGTGGCACGAAGACCAACATCAAAATGAGTAAAGGGTCTCCACCCTGTTCTCTCAGTTATCTTACTATGATCCATACCATATCTCTTATCAATACCAGGTCGTCCGTCATTGGTGCCAATGAGTGAGAATGGTTTCTTCATCATACTTAGTATCATTTTAGTAACATCTATATTTCTCATCTCACATGACCCACCAATATTGAATGTGTCATTGATGACTGCTTGTACTTCCAACTCCCAGATAGCAGCACAATGATCGTACACATATAACCAATCTCTTATCTGATGTCCACCACCATGCATATAAGTTATCTTATTATCCAGTGCATTGCTTACCACAAGAGGTATAAGTTTCTCTATATGTTGATGAGGACCATAATTATTAGAACAGTTAGTAATGAGATAAGGTAAACCGTAAGTGTTGTGCCATGTTTTGACAAAATAATCGGACGCTGCTTTGCTTGCGGAGTACGGATTTCTTGGGTCATAGGGAGTAGTCTCCTTGAATAATTCAGTATCATCATACTCTAGACTACCATATACTTCGTCCGTAGAGATATGATGGAACTTTTCTATACCATGCTTTACACTAGCATTTAGTAAATTAATTGTACCTATTATATTCGACTCAAGAAATGGTCTGTAATTTTTTATAGACCTGTCAACATGACTCTCAGCAGCAAAATGAAATACTTTTCTGGGTTTGTATTTGTCAAAGATATAATTTACATTCTTTTCATTTGATATATCACACCACTCAAAAATAAATTGATCTGTATCTGGTATGAAATTTACGTCTGCAGCATAAGATAGATTGTCTACTACAACAACAGGTTCTAGTAGATCTGTATCTTTAGAAATATAGTGAAGGAAATTACTGCCAATAAAACCTGCACCACCAGTAACTAGGTACATAATTCGATATACTTATTAATGTATGCTTTTGCTTTTTTGAGGTCTTCAAGTTTGTCACCCTTGTGACCTGCACGACAAACGTATTTGACTACATTACCAGCAAAGAAATCAAGTTGTTGATCTGCAATGAAATCCCAGACCTGTATCTTACCACGTTGATAATGAGCAGGGTCTTCTGGTGTAAAATTCATGAGAACAACCTCCATGATAACTCATCAACTCTATTGTAATCATCTTGTAGTCTTACAATGTCATCCTCTTGACAATCGCCACGTTGCACTTCAATAATAGTTATACCTTTTTCTCCACCTTTGATTCTATGTCTTGCTTCAATACCAATAAAAAATGTATCACCAACTTTTGCCTCCTCTTCCATGTCATTTCTGGTTATTATACCATTACCATCAACAACGACCCAATCCTCAGATCTATGCCTGTGAAATTGATATGATATTCTTTTATTTGGTTCTACGTACAATTCTTTGACACAATAGTTGTCACCTCTTTGTAGAACCTTGAACCATCCCCATGGTCTGTACTCTTTTTCAATCATACCAATCTCTTTCATATTATATTGTAGAGTATCTATCGAACTTTGTCAATGCCAAAAATTTGAATAGATTTTCTACCATATGGTGCTCTGATTGTAACTGGTGTCACACTATGTGGTTGTCTCATATCATTGACAACAAGCATTCCTTTCTCTGGACATATACAATGTAAATCTTTATCCTCCCATAAAAATAATCCACCCCACTCTTTTTGCCATTCATTTAGATATAAAGTAGCACCAAATATATGATTACTATCATCATGCCAGTTTATACCTGCATGTCTCATCCAAAAATGATAACTGTATTGAGTATTATTCCACTCTGGTAAATGAACTCTTAATTTAGATCTGACACTAAGTAAACAAGATGAACTTAGACTAGCGGAAAGGCAAGAACCTGCTATACCATCGTATAGGTCGTCTTGCCATGACACATTTGTTCCCCAAACTCTTTTATGAATCTTAGAGTCTATATCATCATTACAAAGTTTTATAATATTATCTGGTAAGGCATCTCTAATAATTTTCATGTGATGCTATAAAATCTTTTTCAAAAATTTCCAACCCTTTCTCCGTAAGAATATGATTGTACATCTTATCAAATACAGATGGTGGCAAGGTACATATGTTCGCACCATACTCGAATGCTCTACCAACATCTCTTACATTACGAATAGATGCTGCAAGTATTTCTGTCTTTTTCCAGTTTTGTTTGGTGTATATGTTTGCAATGTCCTTGATCAAACAGAGACCACCGAAAGAATTATCATCAACTCTACCAACAAAAGGTGAGACGTATGTTGCACCTGCTTTCGCAGATAGAATTGCCTGAGATGGTGAAAAGATAAGAGTTACATTGACTCTGACAAGTTGTCTTGATAATTCTCTGCAGACAGCAAGACCATCTGGTGTGCATGGCACCTTGATAGTTGCATTCTTACCAAACTTCTTAGATAATCTAATACCTTCTTCATACATCTCTTTTCTATTTCCTACAACCTCCATACTAATATCAGTCAATCCCATCTCTATAAGATCTTCATATACTTTCTCAGGATCTCTACCACTCTTTCTAATGAGCGAAGGGTTGGTTGTTATGCCATCAATAAGTCCAGTGCTGTACCCCTTTTGAATCAGTTCTGTATCAGCAGTGTCTAAAAAAAGTTTCATAAAATTGAAAAAACCTACGCTATATCTAGATGCATTATAGAAGCACTGAGTATAAATGTCAAGGTTGCTAAATACAGCTGATATTATCTAAAAGTAATGAAGAAACTACTTCTACCTTTTGCTTTATTATCGTTGAGTGCAACAGCAGCTAGAGCTGATATAACTCATAAGTTGTCTAGCAGTATTCAGTTACAAGTGAATGCAGCAGCAACACAGGTGGAGAGGATAGGATCCTCATTCTCGGTCACTGGAAATGGTGTCGATACAACAGATGGTACAACAGCTGGCACAGTTTCGGTTGGTACTATAACTTCAGGTGTTTATGCTCCTGGTACTATAGCAGCAACTCAGGATGTACCTGGTGCAGCTTTCAGCTTTACCCAGTCATACACCCAAGCAGATGCTGTTCCCCAATCAGCTCCGACAGTAGGTGCTGTAGGAAACTTCAGTAATCAAACTTCTACTGCTGCTGGTACAAAAGACACACTCGCTGGAACTATAACCAGTGCAGGTGCTATGACACTAACAGCTGGTGGTGCAGGTACTGTGGCTACAGGTCAACATGTGACAGAACTTACAATAAAGTAAGGAGTTATGGTATTATATGAGACTTTATCGTGCGATAGTTGTGGGTGTGATTGCCCTTGCCAGTGCACCGAATGCGGTGGCTGTGCCTGTGGTCCCCAACTTCACACAAGGCTCGATGACCTCGACGACTGAAACGACTTCGACGGTCACGGAGACAATTAATTCGATGGACTATTCGACTGGCTGGACATACTCGGTCAGTGGGACAAACGTCCAACACGATGGAACGAGCATGACACCTGATGTGGGCACTGCTCAATCAAATACATTGAATGGAGTAACTTCATCATGGACAGGACTAGATGTGAACAACAAACCGAATTGGACTGTGACTCAACAAGGAGCACCCTTCCAATTCACAGAACACTACGTAGCCCCAGGTCTTCAGACTCATACCATAATAAATCGCACCCAAACCATACAATCCGTCACCACATCCACAAGTATCTTCTCGCAATAGCAGTAGGTTTTGGTAACATAACTCCCGTTATGGCAACAGATGTAGGTGGTGTATCGGCAACAGCAAATCCTGTCGCCAATTCTTCTGGCTCCGTAACCAACCAGGCAATTCAAGTTTTACAAGGTCCTTATATTACTAACACCTACGGAGGTGGTGTTCAATGTCAAGGTCCTACCGCCAATTTTACGCCTTATGTCACTCGAACAGGAACTTGGTCAGATCCTTACGAACCATGGTATAATGACCCTGTATATAATAACGCTGATAATAATGATGACGGTATCCCTGATGCTCCTGGTGAGATCCTCTATTATATCCCTACTCGCACAGGGCAGAAGGCAAACCAAAACATAAATCTAGGGTTCTCTGCAACGTTCTCGTTCCCCTTAGATAAACAATTACAAGAACAATGTAAAGAAGCAGCACAAGCAGTAATCAATAATGTCAACCAAGCAACAGCAAATAAAAGATTAGATTTTGAAATAGCAAGACTCAAGAATTGTGGCGAACTAATGAAGGCTGGAATTATGTTCCATCCCAAGTCACCTTATTATAAGACTTGTGCTGATGTTGTATTAGTAAATCCACCTGGCGTGGTAGGTCAACACAAGCATGAAATTCCTGTAAAACCTACAGGTGATGCTAGTGCTCTAAAAGAAGTATCTATTGGCAATAACTAATATTTCCTGACACACTTATCCTTGTGTCATCACAATTGTAAAAAGGATAAACTTCATGATTCAACGCTGCTGGAAATAGAACCATCATACCCTCTTTTTCTGGACTCATTTTATAACTCTTAGATGATATCTTACCAAGCAGATCTGTATAAGTGAAAACAAAATTAGATATAGTTTTTGAGTTTGATGGGTTTGCAAAAGGAAGTTTCTTTTGCTCTCTATAATCAGTAGGAATTTTCATCCAAATAACAAAACTAAAAACACCTGTATGAGTATGCAATGGATTGAACTCGGTTTGATTTTGATAATTTACCCACCATTTATTCATATGCATAATTCCCTCAAATGGATTGAATGATTTGTTATATTCATCTATCATTCCACATACGGTTGATTTCCAAAACAAATTTTCTATGTCTTTTAGTTCATAACTTGCACTCATATTTCCAGCTAAACCATCTCTTATAGATTTTTTACTATGAGTTTCTCCAACATTATTGATGCAGTGCCAAACAAATTGATACTCTGCTTCAGTTAATTTTTTTTCAACCCACCCCACATCTCTTGGAGACTCAGCAGTAATTTTATTTTTGTTTCTTTTTTGTTCTTTGATGAGATTGATTACAGGATTCATTTTATTTTCAGTGGTGGGAGACCCTTCTTAGCACGGTATTCATTAGTCCGTATCTCAGACTTAGACAACTCACGATGCTTTCCAAGTTTCTTTTGGACAGTAGTCGTGAGTTTTTTGATGGCAGGTTTTATGAGTCGTAACAAGAGTGGTGTTGCTGCAGCAGATGCTGTTGCCACTATGGCTATCGCTGCTGTAGTCGTGGCTTGATTTGTAGATGGTAAAAATTTCTCTACTGCTGTAGTGGGTTCGTACAATGTCACACAGGTAGTTCCCTGTAGTTCATGTCCTACAACTCTTTCATCACCAGACTGTGTAAGATCACCAACTCTCAATTGTGTAGGACCAGGACATTCCGTTTCTGGTACAACATCACCTGTATCAGGAATCTCTGGTGGATCTATATCTGGTGGCGGATCAACCTTTGGGGGTGGTATTTCTCTTTCTATTATAAGTTGCTCTGGTGTGTAGTCCATGGCATCAAAAGATGGCATACCAGCATCACAGATTGTTATAGTATCATCGTCTTTTGCTAATTGTTTATTCTTCGTACCACCTTCGCCTGTTTTGTTGAGTTCATGTGCCTCCACACAACCTGGCATATCAACTATAGGTTTACCTATTTCAACCATCACAGGGACATAAGGTATCTGTGGGTGCAAGATAGTATGATCAGCACCCCATATGTTTGGTATAGTCACTTCTTCAACTCCTGACTTAGGAATCGTGATCTGTGGGATCGACATCTTTCACCTTGAATACTAAAAGTTCCTCACCATTTTCTACATCTTTCATCTCAGGATGTATTATACGTGGTGGTTTTTTTACGTCCTCTAATACAGCACCAGTCATTCTCCACATGAATGCAAAGGTTGCACCTACAATCGCTGCAAAACTTAGACCGAATATGAATATTGTTAGGTCATTCATCCATCTCTTTAAATGACATGCGTAGTATATAGTAGATATACCAAGACACAATCACTATGAGTATGACAAGCATCCAGATAACACCCCAGACTACCATCAGCAAGAATGCTCCTCTAGTATTGGTTCTCCTACCTCTACGTAATTCAATTCATTATTATATACCCAATGCATCTTACCCCATATATCTTTAAACTCTTCTTCATCTAAATCTTTCAATAATATTTTATGATTCCAATAGATGTGGTATCTCATATGTTCATTAGCATTGCTTTATGTAGTTCCTTAGAATGTTCTAGTTCATCCTGTGCAATCTCTGCTATCTTTTTATCTTCTGGATGCCACACACTATACTTTGTGTAAGTTTCGTATGCATGCATCTCAATCTTCATATTGATATCGTAAGCGTTTACTGGATCAACGAGGTAGTAAACAACCATAATCCAATAATAAAGAAGAACCAAGTGTTTAGCGAAGAATCTGTCGATCCAAAACTCATTGCCTCCACGAGTCTCCATCTCTTCCAAATGTTCTGTTTCATTGAGTGCCTGATAGAAATGTTCTTTCATTAAGTATGTATGATCTTCTCCTCGAAGTCCAAGACTTTCTCGGAAATGTAACACACTGATAAAAGAAAAGTAAGGTGCTCTAGCTATAACTTC